ATATACACCTGGACTTACATATGCTGGCATTTACTTATTCTCCTCTTATTACCCTTTATAATCAGAAACTTTAATTACTCTTTGCTTGTGTAAAGTTTCAACTTGTTCGCTAATACCATTATCTGGAACCACCACCGAAGACCTAGGTGACAAATACTCATACTCACCTCCACCAGGGGTTTTTATTATTACTTGAATGCCCTGTACCCCTGTGTTCTGAATAACTTTCATAAAAATCTCCTATTATATTTACCTTATAACAAAACTTTTTTCACTTTATTTTTTCATAAATCTAACAAGTACCAGATACAGGATATATTTCCGAATTAAAGTGTTCTATTTTACCACTTGAAGTAATTAAGAATTTGGGGCTAGGAATATAAGTTTCTACGGTTATATTAAAAGCTTTTTTTAAGATTCTATCTTCTCTTTCCACAGCTTGAATAGATCCCATATCCTCTTCTCTATCAAGAAAAGCTTTTGTGTATTTATTAAATTTGGTAGGCACAACTTTGCCTGGATTAAATTCAGATCTAATTTGTTCAACTAATTGATCCATATCCGATTTATATTTAGCCCATACATTAACAGAGTATAGTATATTAGTAGCTTTAGGAGCTAAACTTACAACTCTAAAAGCTCTTTGCTTTTCCTCATCCCAAATTTTTTCTTGAACTACTAAATTATTGTACCTTATCCTCACAGAATCATCCTCAGATGTATTCTGACTGACAGAAATTATAGGTAAAATTATATTGTTTTCTTGTTTTAGTTTAGCAACAGATCTTTCTGGATTAGCATGAAGACATTGTACTCTAACAATTTTGTTTTCTGAATCAAAATAAGTTAGCTTACCAAAAATAATTAACATAGTTTTTAAAGTTTCTCTGTAAACCATACTAGTATTACTTTGGCTTCTACTTGCTTGTAATATAAAATTTCTTATATGAGTAAAGCCTTTTCCTAAAGATGGAACAGAATAGCTAGACAAATCTAGCGTATTATCAATAACTTCATTTATTTTAATTTTCATTGTTCTAAGTAAGGATTAAAATTTTCAGTAGTTTTTGAAAGAGGCGTATCTTGGATATCTTTAGAATCCCGAAGAAGTTTTGCAGAACAAACTAAGTGATAAACACCATATGATTGAAAACTATCTTCTTGTACTTGAAATATTTCATATTTTTGCTTTTGAAATTGAGGTTTAATTATATCGCCTGGAATAACTGATCTTCCTATCACCCTTTCAATATAACTTTTATTAAAAGTAAATAGTTGATCATTGGTTAACTCAATTCCAAACTGGGTTAAATTTTCTTCTAATACTGTGGGTTCGTAATGACCGTGAACAACTATGGGGTCTGTAGCAATAGGCTTATTACGAGATTCCATATATACATCATCGTATTCTTCTGATTGATAATATTTGTAAAAGAACATCTTTGATCCAGATAACCTGATTTGTTCGTCATCAATTAAATTAAATAAATTGATATCAGGATTATCTGGATCAAATAAATTCAACTCACTATCAGAAATTTGATCAACTTCTGGTAGTGGTGGAGGCTTTACACCAATTTTATAATTTCCTTTTACCATTTAGAATACTGTGAATGCAGGAGGTTCTTCTAGCTCATCTAGAAGTTTTTGATATAATTCTTCCTTTTCTTGCGTACTAGCTTGAACTAAAGCAGGACCATTTAAAGTAGCTCCACCCCCAGGAGAAGGTAGAGTAGAGTATTTACCTCTTATCTCACCTAGAACACCTTTAGCACACGCTGTAGCATATTTCTGTATCCAATTTCTATATGCAGGATGGAGAGTATCAGAGTCTAAAGCTCTGTATTCTAAGATTACTACTTCATTCATGGGAGGAGTAGGATATAGTTGTAAATATCTATTATTAATTACATCCCAAGTACCCTCCTGTCCTAAAACCTTTCTAATCATCTCCAAATTCTGCTGTAAGAGAAAGAAATCTCCTATGGCAAACTCTCTGAACAAGAAGTTGTCTTGGAAATACTTAATGAAAAAGTCAAACTCAAGAGTTCCTGTTTGGCCTTGTACAGATAGCAAAGACTTTTTATAAACTACATACTCCAAGTTATCTAAAATAAATCTAGGCAACTCATAAGAATTAGTTCCTCCAGAAGCTATAAATGTAGCTATTTGTTTAGTCCATAATGGAGCATGATAATGTAAATTAGTTACAGCTTCATCAATACAAGTTTTAATTTGAAAAGGAGTTAACTCTACTCTGATAACAGGATGACCTAATCTTGCTAAAATATAATCCTTTATTGTTTCTTCAAATAAAGAAAACTCAACAACATCTGCTAATGTTTTTGTATTTAATTCATCGGACTTTATTTGTCCTTTTGGTTCGTGCTGTTCAACAACACCCCCTATTACGGCTGTATGTTTCTTCGCAAAACTATTGCCTGGATACCAGACTTTAGGCTGAGGCATCGGGCCATTCCCCCTTTATTGTTTTATTTTGTTTCTTTGTAGCCTTTTTAATTTTAATAGATTTACTTTTTTTATTTTCTATTAAAATTAAATGTGAGCTATTAAGTTTTTTTCTAGATTTTATAATCTGATTTGGTCTTATCTCTAGGAGTTCATTACCAACATAAATTAGCATCTTGAATCTACATTTGCTTCTATATGTATACATTATTTTTCTTCCTATAGTATATAGGTAAAAAAAAGAAGATCAGAAGCATTTTTTCAGCTTCTGATCTTCTTATTACTAATCTAAGTAGTATTTTTAGATATCTACCTATGCGATAGTTCCATAGTTTCCGCCAGCTTGTACGTTGCCAGCAGCAGGAGCTTCGTTGTTAGCATTCACGAATGGAGTGTATAGGTAGTTAGCAACTGGGCCTACGATTCTAACAATTCTATAGAATCTAGAGACTGGTTGAATAACTGCCTTACCATAACGAGTAAGGATACCCTTCCTTGGTTGGAAGGTAAGGGGATCTGTGATGGTAGGCAACTGTTGCATAGGAATGTAAGGAGCGTAAACGTACCCTGCATCCATAGCGTTAGCACCCTTATAGCCGACCATGATTTCATCCTCAGGATAAAGTGGGTCAACATAAAGGTCATACTTACCAGCAAACTTACCCTTATACTCAATTGATGTGTTGCCCATATTACTAGGACCTCCACCAGTAGGAATACCTCCTTCAAGTTTTGCAGCAGACTCAAGAAGAGACGCTATAAGAGGAGCACATAATAACCAACTACCAGGACCACGCCATGTAGACTTATAAATATCCTGAGCAGCGATATTAATTACAGCTAAAAGGTTAGCATAGACATGACCCACATGCTGTGGAGCAAAATCTAATGCACTTGAAGTGAAATCAATCATAAAGACATTATTAAGAGTGCCTTTGGGATCACTTTGGGTGCCATTTTTAGCAGTGAAATCATAAGTGAAATCAGTACCATTAGTCTCACCAAAATCCATACCCGTAAACTTATTAGAATTTGGGTTATCAAGCATTCTACGGTTGAATCCACCGAAGTTGCCGTCGCTTGGGTTAACATCATAAGCAAGCATTCTCAGGTCTTCAATAAGCTCTCTATCAATCTCAAGAGCAAGTTCTTTACCTAGAAGATCTGTAAGCTCACGCTCAAGATCTAGGTTGTGATATGCCTTAAGGTCTTGTTGTGCTTCCAGAGTCCATAGAGCCCTCATCTTGCGGGTTCTAGCAGCAACAGGCTGTTGCTCAATGTGGAAGTTAATTTCTGGGATTGCAGAAGTACTAAGAGCTTCACCAGCAGATACGGTCCAACCGTAAATTCTGGTAGTATCAGGCCAAGCAGCGATCTGACCTCCAACAGTAGTACTAGGAGAACCAGAAACGTCAGATAGAACAGCGTTCATATCATGAGAAGCACCACCCTTTCCTGCGCCTGCATCTAGATCTAAGTTAGCATTGTTACCATAGATAGAACTTGTTTGGAATCCTCTGTAGGTCATATTGAATTTACTGTAAACAGTTTGATTCTTCTGATCTTCAGAAGCAGTTGCACCTACTCTGGTATTACCAATGTAGAAGATCTGGCTTACTGGACCCTGCATAGGCTGAACACCTACGATAGAGTTAGCAATAAGCTTAGGGTAAACTCTCCGTACTAATGGGAAAGCAAATTTTTGGAAGGTTCCTAACTTACCAACACTAGTTGGTGAGGAACCAGTTTCGAAAGCTTCGTCAATATCTCCCATTTTTTCGGAAATGATTGCTTTAGCTTGGTTTTCTAATAGTTGAGCCGTAACCCGCTTGGTATAGTCATCCTTAACACCCTCCAATACGGGCTCCCATTTTTCAACTAAGGCATTATCAACAGTATACATATTTTTTTATCTCCTTTAGGAATTGAAGGGCATATACCTCATTACCTCTTCGGTTAAGAATTCGTTTGAATTCTGGCGAGTTTTGTGTAACTCTTCTGAAACCATAACTGCTTTTTCCGATGACTTGAAAGGCTTAGGTTGAGACTCTTCTAGAAGTTGATTTTCCTCTACAAGATCGCTAGCTTTACTTTCTAATAAATCAATCTTTTTAGACAAGACTGTTACGGTTGTTTCTAGTGTATTATTTCCAGATAATGCTCTCTCTAATTCTGAAGTGAGAACATTAACTTCTTCGGAAAGTTTCTCATTGTTAGCAAGAACTTCAGAGACTGCACTATTCTCGTCGTCTTGATGAAGTTCCATAGCCATTAACGTTCTAATTGATTCAAAAAGTTTTGCATTTCTAAAAGAAGAACTAGAATTTTCTAATTCTAGTTCTGCATGTTCTTTTAATTCATCAATTTTTAATCTAAGAAATCCATGAACCTTAGTCTCTAAATTTCTTACTTTATCTTCTACTTGTTCTGCAATAACTTCATCTACGAGTCTTGCGATCTCGTTAACTGTAGATTCGTTAAGCCCCTCAGGTAAAAGATCCATGATGCTGTCTGATTTTTTGCTCATAAGTTCTCCTAATTCTAATATATTTATACTAGCTTTAATACAAAAGCTTATTTTTTATTTTTTTTGCAAACTTATTTTCTAAGTTTATTTCTCAAAAGGGTTAAGAATATTTTTTCAGAGGTTGCTTTCCTCATAGTGCTCTCTACAATCAGCTTTGATCTCTCACTATTTTCTGTAGATTCTTTTAAAGAAGGCCACGCTCCTCTAGTCGAAGGATCTGCAACAAGATCAAATGTTAATAGTTTATAATCTTCATTAACAACTTTAACTCCATCATCTGAGTCTGATAAAGTACCAGTACCTCTAGAAGAAATGCCTACTCCTACTCCACCTTTAACCAAGGCTTGTGCTGTTAGCCCTGCTGGAGTGTTAAGAAGTTCTGCTCTTCCTACCATTTCCTTATTCTTCATCTCAAGCTGAGTAATTACATGAGAAACGTTGGAAAGCTTTACAGAATCATGAGAAGGGTGATCAAGTTCCCCCATAAGTCTTCTACTGCCTAGAGCTTCTTCTAATCTAGTAATTTCTCTATTGAGTAAACCTTCAGAATAAAGTCTTTTATTATTGTTAGGTTCATCTGCTCTTTGAAAAACACCCTCAATAACCATAGTACCCTTAGAAGAAGACTCTTCTAAAATGGATACATTTTCTAAAATTAAAGTATCAGTTAATAACATTTTATCCTCTTTCAGTAGTTCGTGCGGTCGTAGCTCTTCGTTCTGTCCCCGCTGCTCCCCGCGCTGCTTGCGCTGCTGGTTCTAACACCCTAAGAACCTTTTCATAATGAGTTCTAAAAGGATGAGAAGAGAGTAGCGT